CTAAAAGCGATATTAACAGTGTTAATATGCTCGACCATACTACGTTGAAATCTAGCATTTCCATGCTCTCAGCGATTTATTAATACGCGAATCCGGATCTTTTGCCGTCTTTGCGCTGGTTAGCTTCTTCTTCATCCCTTCCATCCTCGCACAGAAAGAATCTTTGCGGGAGCCGCCTTCCGGCTGGGGAGGTTTCAAATTCATACCTTGCTTTTTGGCGGAGGCGCGTCCCTTGGCGTTCAAGCCACCTTTCGGGTTCTTGCCTTCTTTCCTCTGCCATGCTGGTGTCTTAGCCATTTGCTACCTTCAATTTGGACTTACGAACTGCCTCAAGCAATGGGATCACAACCTCTTCTCTGAAATTGTTCTCAAACGTATCTTGTCCAACGTGAGGCAGACTAATGTCAACATCAATGTAAATCTTGTAGCCGTGTTCGCGAGCTCTGTCGCAGAACAAGTAATCTTCGCCTACATACTTTCCGTCTTTCAACGCAAAGTCAAACAGCGCGGTGATCTGTTCACCCTTAAATTCATACGTCCAGTCTTCATGGGCCTTGGCCATATCCTCTAAGACATGACGCTGAATCAACATAAAACCAGTTCCTACGCGCTCTACGCGCATGAGAGAGCCATCAAACTCTAGGTCTTGGTTCTCATCAAAATACAGATCAGCAAAGAAGTAGCGGTCTTTAGCTCTACGGGGGTAGGCTCCAGCCGTAATGTCTTTGCCGGAACTCTGTGCCATTAACCGCAGAACATCGTCTGCAGTAGCAATGACATCAGAATCAATAAACAGCAGCTCTGTGCAATCTGACTTAAGGAACTCATGCACCAATTGGTTTCTAGCCATAGTGATGATTGAGCACCCAGACACATCGCCCATATTGATGGCAATACCATGCTGTACAGCCTTGGGCATTAACGCCGCAATGTTGTACGCAAGCTTGATATTGATCTTGCCATCATAGGCTGGGATAGCTATGAATAGCTTACGCCCAGACAGAACCGCTTGTTTTGCTTCAGCCATAGAACACCGTTACAAAGCTAGTGTTTGAGATACTTGCATAAATACCCTGTGCCGCCAAAATGCCCTCGCCGGGAATTAATATGGCTACAGGCGTAGTTTGACTTGTTACAGTACCAAAACTTACCAACCAACGAGCGCCGCTATTTACATACCGACAAGCTGTGCCGGGCGTAACTGTCCCCGAATTGGGGTCTGTAATCGTGAACGTATTTGCATCTACCACCGTAATGGTGTAATTGCCATCAGTACCTGAAGCGCCGCCAGCAGCACTAAAGCCAATACCAACACGATTGCCTGTAGCTAAACCATGGGCTGATTTAGTCACGGTGACAAGTGTTCCTGAACGACCATAAGTAGCTGATATGGGGGCTACAGCAGTGTCAAAAATTTCTACAACGCCTGCACCGCCACCGCTACCTTGATAGGTAATTTGTTTAACGCGATACCGTCCGTTAGGGGCAATAAAACCGGAAACATCAAGGTGTCCGGCTAATACATCAGTTTGCATCATAATCAATCTCCTTTAAAAACGGGGCCGAAGCCCCTTGGGTTGATTAGGAATCTGCAAATGGTGTAGCAACAGTACCAGAGCCGACTACAACGCCAGTCACCATGTACTTGTCAGCAGCGATTGCAAAGATTTGAACCCATGTGCCAGCAACACCGCCGGTAGTTGTACCGTTAAAGTTGATGAAATCATTGGAAGAGCCATTGGCAGAGAAACCAACAACTGCACCAGATGTGTCTGAATCAACAGAGATTACAGAACCAACAAACAAGTCACCAGAAGCAGAGGTAACACCAATCTTCAAAGAGCTTGTTGCAATTGTTGTAGGAACCCAAATGGTGTACATCACACCTTCGTTATTAACAGTGTTAGGGTCTTGGCCGGGGCCGGATGTAACTGGGTTAGCAGAAGTATTGATTGCAGGTAGCGTCAATGTGACGTTAGCCGCCAATGTTCCACCAACAGAAATGATTCGACCGCCATGAGCTGATGGGCTCAATGTGGTGCTTGCTGTGATTTCAACAACAGACGCTGGGCCTTGTTGATAAATTCCGCCCAATGATCGTACTGGGCCTTGGAACGTAGTTTGTGCCATGATGTTTCCTTACATACAAGTTAAGTGCATCAGTCTGTATGTCGTCAGCCGGGACTGTCTAATGCACCGGATAAGCCCGGATTAATATGTTTATACCACTCAAATAAAAACAATGCAACAAAAAAGGGAGCCGAAGCCCCCTTTTTCTTTGCCGCTGATTAAGCACCAGCAGAGCCGTACATACCCAATGGATCTGACCAGCCAAAAGAATAACGCTCGCGAGACTTGTAACGAACGTTACCTGTATCGAAGTCGCCGTCCATGCTGTTAGACAAGGGTGAACGAACAAAGTGCTTCATGCCGTTAGGAACGTCTGTGGTCAAGAACCAAGCGTTAGTATCGGTCAAGAAGTGGTTTACACAGTAACCTTCAGAGATTGAACCGTTGTTCTTAATCGCATTGATGTCGTTATCAGCTGTACCGACACGGAGTTCCGTTTCGAGCAAGCGGGTAGCAACGAATTGCAATGAAGAAGGAACAACCAATTTCTTAGGTTTAGCTGCAATCAACAAACCACGCTCGTCTGTCCACAGAGAGATTTGAATGACTGCAGACTCCAAAGAAGTCTCATTCAAGTCAGCTGCAGTCGTAGGAATGTTGCTGTTAACGCCGCCAGTGATCAAGGGATGTGATGCACTGAACAAAGATACGCCGTCACCACCGAGGTAGCTAGAGCTAAAACCGTTGTTCAAAACAGCGGCAGCTTTAACTTGTTTGGTGTAAGCCATAGCACGGGCCAAAGCCTTCGTGTAACGTGCAGACAAAGAGTCATACAAGTTATCTTCGATAGCCTCTTCAGTCAAGCTGAAGCCCAAAGCAATGGTTTCGTGGTTGTATCGAGCAGTCCATGCTTCCTGTGCATTGTCATAGCTGATGGCAGAACCTTCATTTTTGACTGGTGCGGCAGAGAAGCCAGAGAGTTTAGTCTCTTCTTCGAAGCTACGCTCAGATGTTTCTGTTTCGTAGATCTCTTTGTGCTCTTGATCATAGGTTGCGTATTGCAGACCGAACAAAGCGTTCAGGCCTGGGAGCAACTCTTTAAGCAGTTGTGCGCGTGAAATAGCCATTATTTACTCCTTAAACACCAGTGGTGTCAGTGTATTGGTGCAAGTTGAACTTGACCAAAAATTCAAAGTAAGTCGTGGCGCTTGCATTGGCTGGGCCAGTTGCAGTGTCAGGGACAACGTCAACAACACGAATAGGAAGGGTAGCTGTAGTACCGGCGGATGCACCGTCAATACCATAGTACGAATCACCAGTGGTAGTGCTACCAGTGTTAATGGACAATGCAACGTTTGCACCAACCAGCGCACGGCTGAAAGCCGTAGGCACAGTTGTTTGACCGCTGCTGGCCACAACCTTGAACAAAGCATTGGGATCATCTACAACATAACCAAAAGCCAAAGCTGTGGATGTTGAAACGCCAGCTGGGTAATACTGACCCTGAACAGGCTGGCCTGAAGAGTTAGTGTACGCGCAACCGACCAACACGCCAACGCTGTCGCCAGAGTTGGATGTAGCATTGGCAATCAAGTAACCACTGGTATTGACGGCAACAGTGTCGCCATTCAAGATCGCAGTGGCATATGCTGCCGCGATTGGGATTTGACGGATCGCTCCGGCGTAAGGTAATCCGTCCAGTCGATTGACTGGCTTCAAACCATACGTCTGGGTAACGCTAGGGTATGCCATTTAAGACTCCAAAAAAGTTTACTGACCTTTTCCGAAAGTGACTGTGGACTTACGTTCTTTGAACATAGGCATCCGTGGGTCATTTTCGCGCATGTAAGTATTATCTACTGAGGCCATCTGAGCTTCCGACTGCTGTCGATAGTACTCATTTCGCTGTTCAGTAAACTCTACTGGGGTTTTGCAAAGTAACAAACCACCGACTTCAA